AACTCCTCGCCGCACGTTCTTGTATCGGGCGACTTGAACAGCACATCAGATGAGCGGCTGAAGGATAACATCGAGCCTATTGAGAATGCACTCTCTGATGTGTGCAAGCTGGAGGGCGTATCTTTCAACTGGAAGGACACAGGCACTAAGGCTACAGGATTTATTGCTCAACAAGTTGAACCTATCTTACCAGACTTAGTAAACACAAGCGAAGATGACGGCATTAAGTCTGTCAACTACATAGGATTAATTGGCCACTTAGTTGAGGCCATAAAGGAACAACAGGCTCAGATTGACGAGCTAAAACAAAAACTTAACGGCTAATAGTAAAGGAATACGAAGATGGCTATACAAGTAAACGGAACAACTGTTATTGACAACAGTAGGGTTCTTTCAAACGTAACTGGATTGAAGACAGTGAACAGCACTTCTATTCTCGGTAGTGGGGATATAACGGCAGGTGGTAACATAGCATCTGATTTTACAGTTACAGCATTCGCAGGGACTTTTGGCGGCACTCTTACTACGACAGGCGGTGCAGGGACTTATGCACTAGTTTGCTGGGTGAAGGGTGATAATAGTAATTTTGGTTCTATAACTTTAAGTTCTTACACTAATGTTGACGATGGTTGGTTTAGTGGTAATTTTTATGACAATGGTACAGTGCAAACAGGTTACTCACCGTCTAACCGCTCAAACAGTGTCCAAATACCTGTCTATGGACTTTTAACAACATCAGGAAACTTTACAATTAGTGGCAGTGGTAGTGAAAGATGGCTTTCATGGGCGAAACTAGCATAAAAGGAAACAAATAAATGTACTATTATTTTTATAATAACAACACGGGTGAAATAGTTTCTGAAAACTGGGGAACAGAGCCTGTTATTAGCGAGGGTGAATGGGTAGGTTTTTCTTATTTATCTTCAGAGACAAAAGTTGATCAAAGGCATCATAAAGTTAATTTAGATACCCAAGAAATAGTGTTTGATCAAAATTTAAAAGATGCTCAAGTAGGAAAAAAAGTTAGAGAAGAAAGAGATTTGTTGCTATCTGAAAGAGTAGACCCTTTAGTAACTAATCCTTTACGCTGGAATGCCCTTACTGACGCTAAGCAAGCAGAGTGGACACAGTACCGAACTGACTTGCTAAACATACCAGATCAATCTGGGTTTCCTAACACAGTTACTTGGCCTACTAAACCAGAATAGGGTACATAACGTAACATGTTAGGTTTTTCCCCATATTCAGCCGCAGCCTTCTCCGATGTAGGTAGTGGCGAGCAACTGTTTATTCCTACGGGGGTTGTTGGGGCAACTGCTGTGGGCACAGTATCAGTTACGGGGAACCAAAGCGGGTTAACTCTTGGGTCTGTACAAGGCTCTGCGGTAGTTAACGATGTATCGGTAGATGCAGGGACAACAGCTACGTTCTCTGTTACTGACCAATTAAACGGGAATGTTAGCCCTGTAGTAGCTTTCACAGACTTGAGTATTGCAGTTACAGGCATTGCGGCTACTGGCGCGGTAGGTAGTGCCTCAACAACAGCAAACGCCACTTTCTCAGTTACTTCTCCACAGATGTCAGCGGGTGTTGGCTCTGTCACTACAGCATCTGCCGCTACATTCTCTGTTACTGGGGTAGCAGGTACGGGCTCTACAAACTCTGTCGTACCGCTAGCAGGTTCTATAGTTTCGGTTACAAGTGCCGGTGCTACTGGTCAGGTTGGTACAGCCGATGCCGGCCCAGATGCAGATGTTCAAGGCGTTGAAGGTACGGGGGCGATTGGCTCTGCAACTATAGCCGCAAACGCTACGTTCTCCGTAACCAGTGTAGTCGGAACCATGTCTGTAGGCGATGCGGAAGCCCAAGCAGGCGCAGCTACGGATGTTACTGGAGTTTTTGCTACAGGTAGTGTAGGATCGGTTACAACGACAGGTACAGCGTTGATAATTCCTACTGGAGTTTCGGCTACAGGGCGTGTCGGACAAGCAGTTGTTTGGGGTAGAATAGTTCCTAATCCCGGTACAATATGGACAAGAATAGCAGCGTAAGGATGGATAATGCCTAGTACATATACAAATAACGGTGGCATTGAGCTTCCAGCCAACGGTGAACAATCCGCTACATGGGGTAACACTGTAAACGATAATATGAGTATTATTGACCGCTTAACAAACGGTGTCGGTACAATTACTCTTTCTGGTACAACACACACCTTGACCACAAGCGATGGTACCCTCTCTGATGGACAGTATAAGACCCTTGTACTAAGTGGTTCGCCTTCTGGTACTAATACAATAACTGTATCTCCAAACGACGGGCAGCATATATACATCGTTAAAAACGGTAGTGGCCAGACAGCCACGTTTACTCAAGGGTCTGGAGCAAATGTTAGCGTAGCAAATAATACCTCTAAGATTATATACTGTGACGGTGCAGGTTCTGGCGCAGCTGTTGTAGATATCACAGGTTCTCTGGACCTCGGAGCGCTAGTTATAGGTGGCACTACAGTCACTGCTTCTGCCGCCGAGATTAACATAATGGATGGGGTAACATCCACCACTGCAGAACTACACATCTTAGATGGGGTAACATCCACCGCTGCAGAACTAAACATCTTAGATGGGGTAACATCCACCGCTACAGAGCTTAATATTTTAGACGGCGTAACATCTACCACTGCGGAGATTAATATATTAGATGGGGTCACAGCTACCACTGCCGAGTTAAACTACGTTGATGGTGTTACCTCAAACGTACAGACACAACTCAACGCTAAGGCACCTTCTGCGAGCCCTACATTAACTACTCCTACACTTTCGTCCTCTATAACCATTACGGGGGGAACACAGAGTTGGACTGTAGCAGCGTCTGGAACAAACCTAACCTTTGCTTATAACGGCACAAATGTTCTTCGTGTAGATAGTTCTGGTAATTTAACAACTTTAGGTAATGTAAATACTAATGGAACTATTTCGTAACCAGATTGTTGGAGGTTTATAATGACATTACAAAAACTCCAGTTTCGCCCCGGAATTGTAAGAGATACAACTGACTATACTAACGAAGGGGGGTGGCGCGATGGAGATAAAATTCGTTTTCGTTTAGGCTTCCCCGAAACCATTGGTGGTTGGACTCAGTTTACAAACACACCTATGTTGGGCATCGCTCGAGATATACATAATTGGACTTCGCTCGACGGAACAAATTTTATAAGCGCGGGTACTAACTTAAAATTATACGTATTAGATGGTAATACCCCTGTAGACATTACGCCTATCAGACAAACTACTTCTGCAGGGGATGTTACCTTTGCGGCTACAAATGGTTCTTCTACGATCACTGTGTCAGATACAAACAACGCCGTATTTTTAAATGATTTCGTTACGTTTTCAGGTGCGGCTAGTCTTGGTGGTGCTATAACTGCCGCGGTGCTAAACAAAGAGTATCAGGTAACTTCTATTGTAGACGCTAACTCATACACTATTACCGCTACCGCTACGGCTACCTCCTCAGACACAGGAAATGGTGGTAGTTCTGTAGTAGGCACTTACCAAATAAATGTAGGTTTGGAATCTTCTGCCAGTGGTAGTGGGTGGGGTGCAGGTGTTTGGGGACGTGGGACATGGAGTTCTTCAGCGGACGTAACTGTGCCGGGCGCTAACCTACGTCTGTGGTCTATGGACAACTTTGGGGAAGATTTATTAGCAAACGCTCGAGGTGGGGGTATCTACTACTGGGATACTTCTGCAGGTACTTCTTCTCGTGCTGTAGATATAACTAGTTTAAGTGGGAACAACCAACCTCAAGTTGCTAACATCGTTCTTGTTTCTGAGAGAGATAGGCACGTCATTGCCTTTGGTTGTGATCCTGAAGCAGACGCCGGCAATCTTGACCCTCTAACTATACGGTTCTCTGACCAAGAAAGCTTTACTGATTGGGCGGCAACATCAACCAACACTGCTGGAGAATTGCGAGTAGGCACAGGCTCTGAAATTATTGCCGCAGTACAAACTAAACAACAAGTGATTGTATTTACGGACCGATCTGTATCAGCAATGCAATTTATTGGAGCTCCATTTACTTTTGGTCTTACTGAAGTCTCTACAAACACTTCTATCATGAGCCAAAACGCTGCCGTTGCTTCTGCTGATGCTGTATTCTGGATGGGGGATGAAGTATTTTACAAATATGATGGTAATGTGCAGATCATCCCATGCCCTATAAAAGAGTATATTTTTGATAATTTAAACATTTCGCAAAGAACTAAAATCTCTGCGGGGCTTAATAGTAAATTTAATGAGATATGGTGGTTTTACCCATCAATAGGAAGTGAAACTAACGATAGTTATGTGGTATTTAACTACGCCGAAAATAGTTGGTTTTATGGTACTTTGGTTCGTACAGCATGGCAAGATAACACGCTTTCTAATTTACCTATGGCCGCCTCTACTGATGGACATTTGTACTTTCACGAGGACGGTATAAACGACGGTAGCACCAATCCACCTAGTCCAATAAGTAGCTTTATCGAATCCAGTGCTATAGAGTTAGGAGATGGAGATAGTTTTATGTTTGTATCAAGAGTTTTACCAGACCTTACATTCCGAAACTCCACATCCACCCCAAGCGCTACATTTGAAGTAAGCGCAAGGGATTTCCCCGGGGCTAACTTCGATCAGACAAACTCTGGGAGTGCAGTGCGTACGGCTACAGCACCTGTTGAGCAATTTACAGAACAGTTGTTCTTCCGTCTACGAGGTCGGGCTATGTCGTTAAAAGTATCTTCAAATACGCTTGGGACGCAATGGAGACTCGGCACACCTCGTGCGGATATGCGTACGGATGGGAGGCGATAATGGCCCAACAAACAACAATACCGTTCTTCGCCGACGCTCCTCAAGAGTATACACAGTCTTATATGGCGCAAGTTACAAGGGCATTTGCCCTATATGCTCAACAGCAGCAAAACCCCGGCCCGAGCAGGGCTAGTACACTTAACTTGACTGGACTTTCCGTCTACGCAAACAATGCTGCAGCTGTGTCTGGTGGTTTGGCAGTAAACGATGTATATAAGACCGCAACTGGAGAATTAAGGATAGTAGTATGACTGATAAAACAACACCTGAACGTAAAGACGTATCTGTGCCAATCACTGCGCCGAAACCTGCTGGTGGGGGCGTATTCTAGTGGAGATGGCCGCAATTTGGAATATTGGGCTAACCGCTGGCGGCGGTTTTTTAGTGTGGTGGATTAAGTCTCACCACGAAGAAGTGAAGCGTGTTACTATCCTGCTTAATAGGACTCGTGAAGAATTAGCTAAAGAGTACGTCACTAAGTACGATTCTAACCAAGTGTTAGGTCAAATAATGAGTAAGTTTGATAAGATAGAAGAGAAGCTAGATAGGTTAGTGGAGCGACAATGATACGTTTACTTATAGCGGTACTCTTCTTTATTGCAGGTCTTGCTATAGGTAACTATGTATTTGCTGATGACACAATCTACACTGATACTAACAGCACAATAACCTCTGATGGTTCGATGGATACTACCATCAACAGTCCGCCGCCTTCTGCGATTTCTCCGCAGATTAGCGCAAGCAACTCTGACCTATGTACTGTAGGTGTCGCGGGGGCGGTGCAGACGCAGATACTTGGCATCTCCGCAGGTAGAACTGTACGAGACATGAATTGTGAAAAATTAAAGAACGCGAAAACCATGTACGATATGGGGATGAAAGTGGCAGCGGTATCCGTAATGTGTCAGGACGAAAGAGTGTTTGAAGCCATGCTCAATGCTGGGACGCCCTGCCCCAAGGATGGGTTGGTGGGCGATAAAGCTAGGCTAGCATGGGAAATGGAAGCTGTTAAGGAAACTATTGAGCGTGAACAGAACAATCCAATGAGGAAGATTTTCAATGAAAACATTGAAACAAAAACAGGTCTTAGTGTTATTATTAGCACTTTGGCCTTCTTACTCTTCTTGTGATCCCTATAGCTACGGGGCAACAGGGAATGCGGCGTCCACAGCACTGAGCTGGGGGATGGGTTCTGTCTTACCCGATGTTCCGGGAATTGATATAAACGGTCTCCTGTATAGATATACTACTGTGAAGAACCCTGAAGATGACATGAAAGTTCACATCGGTAATAAAAACGTCAATGGTGAAGGCTATATCTTTCGAGAGACCGATGACTGGTCAGGAGTTCCCGGCAACACAATCGTTAAATCCTTTCCCCTTTCTAACATTCCAGCTACCCAATGGGGTGCAGGTTCGATTGACATTGAAGGGGAGGGTTCGGTCAAAGATGCTGTGGTTATATATAGCTATAGGGTCGACGAGTGTTTTGACCCACAGTCCAACCCTAACTGTCCGGGGTATGTAAAGCCCATGCCTGTTCTTCCTGTGATAGAAGTGTATGATGCACTAGAAGATGACGCCGTTGTTGAGACGTTAGAAGTAGATGAGTTTCAGTATGATGAAGATGGCAAACTTATTCTATCTGAAGAAGAGGAAGAAGAAGAAACTAGAATTGAAATGGGTTTAACTGCATCTGCCAATGCGTTGACTCTCTTTAAGACACAAGGACAAGATGATATTATCATGGCTATTAATGAACAGACTAATATAACCATGTACTACAATGCATCTATTAATGGTGGTGTTTATGCTGACGCTGCTGGTCTTGCTGATTCAAAAATACTTGATAACAAGAAAGCCTTGCGTAATAACTTAGCACAACAAATACTGCACGAGAAGATGGTCGACATGCAGTACAACAAATGAGGTTTATTATGAAATATTCTATTATGGCACTTTCACTGTGCGCACTCCCTGCACTAGCTGATGTTGAGATTACAGGTAGTGTAGAAGCTAAATGTGTCATTCAAACAACTAAGAATGGCGTGTACGGAAACCCGATTGCTAGTAAGTTGAGCACCACCACTTCTGACGGAGGTATATTACCTGTAATTAGGTATGATGTGTCTATTGCAGATTCTTATACAGCTAACATAAAACACCCAACATCGTTTAGTTCATCCCCATCTTTATCAGATACAGTTGCATGGACAGGTAGCACAAGCGTAACTCAAACATCCGACGCTAGTATGTCAGGGTATGAAGCTGCCAAAGTTGTAGTAGATGATACCACAATTTTCGACTTAACTATCGCAGGGTCTACGTGGTTCTCTACATCTTCAAGTGCTGTTTATGGTTCAGCTAAACCATTACCGGGCGGCACTTACACTGCGGTAGTGCAGGCAAGTTGTGTTGCTAAGTAAGACAATTATAGCTTTTTTGGTTTGGGCGTCTTATGTAACAGCGCATGAAATGACGCCTGCTTACCCAGAAGTAAAGATGTCTCACGTTAAAAATGTACTCAAGGTAGAGATGTCTCTCTTTAATTCTAGGGAAGAGATAAAGTATTATCAGATTGATTTGTTTGACTTAAATTGGATGCCTATACCTTTCTCTACAACGTATAGGATTATGAAGGTTGATTACAAAGAACATAGGGCTTTTGATGTATACATAAGAAAAAGAGATTTACCAGAAGCGGTATATCTGTGCACTACGTCAAAAGTAAGGAAAACTAATGTATCTAGAACACTCGTTTCTTCTAAGATATGCTCAAGACTAGATGGAGAACCAGCATGAGGTTAGCGTTAGTTTTTTGTATATTAGCTAGTTCTGCGGTAGCAGATAACAGCGCTTTATCTTTATCACTGCCCAACCCGCCAATGAACTACCAATCAGACAGTTTTTCCACAGGGAATATGAGATGCAGTAATGCTGTTGGAGGTGGGATTAATCTTGAATATGGAGTTACAGGTGTTCTTTCTGGTCTAAACACTAATAGTCGTGGCAAAGATATAGGTGTGTATGCACGTATAGTTATACCGCTGGACAAACCTAAGTCTCGAATTAATTGTGATGATTTATACCAAGTAGAGTTAGCACAACGTAGGTTAGAGATACAACAACTACGTAATGAGTTAGAAGAACTAAAAAATTTACAAAACGCTGGTGGCGAAATGGAGTTTGAAAACTAATGGATACTACCAAGATAGCAGATAACATTGATGGACTTGCAGATCGTGAGTTTAAGACCGGTGGTATGAAGCTGTCATTCGGTTCAATCATGGCTATATTTGCGTTTTTATCCACAGTCGTAGGTGGCCTATACGGTGGGTTCGTCATGTACCAAAAGATCGAAGAGGTCGCAGGTCTAGACCTTGGGGCTTATCAACAAGCGATGGATGTTATGGATGCAAAAGTCACGGGTATCGCAGAAAAGGTTGAAGAATCGGTAGAGTACAGTCGTGACATTAAGAATGGGTTGCGTTCGGATATATTGAGCATCGAGAAGCAAACGGATCGTGTGGAGGATATGGTGCGAGAGTCTGAGGACAAAGTTCGCAAGATGATAGACAATGCAGAAGTACGATTTGAAAATCAACGAGAACGTGTTAGAGTATCGCAAAGCGGTGATATGAAAGAATTAGAAGATAAATTAATGGGTAAACTACAGCGGGCGTTAGATAACCCCCTTGCAGATTAGGAGATTAATATGACAGAATTTGACAAAGCCGATTTAGATGGTAGCGGTACAATAGATCAAGCCGAATGGGATAAGTTAGCATTAGAAGACAAGCGTCTGAAAATGGCTGATGAGGATGCTCAAAGAGATGCCCAAAGACAGATGGCATGGTTTGCATTATTCGGCATGTTGTTGTACCCTTTCGCAATAATTATCTGTAACTTGGCTAGTCTTGACGAAGCCATGAAGTCGCTAGCTTCTATCGCTGGTGTGTATTTTGTTTCTGTAGCTGCTATTGTTGCCGCCTTCTATGGTAAGGAAGCCTACACAAAAGGGAAGGAAAATAACTAATGATGAGTTTAGTAAGTAATTTGGTAGGGCCTGTTACTGGGCTACTAGACAAAGTTATTGAGGACAAAGATCAAAAGGCTAAGTTAGCCCACGAGATCGCAACAATGTCCGATAATCATGCCCAGCAAGCCTTAATGGGGCAATTAGAAATAAACAAAGCTGAAGCTGCATCGGGGTCTTTATTTAAGGGCGGCTGGAGGCCCTTCATTGGCTGGGTATGCGGCGTTGCGTTTGCATATCACTTTGTTTTACAGCC